ACCGTTAAAGCCGCCTGATGCGGATGAAATAGCCATTGTTGATTCCTTTCAAAGATATGGCGTGAAGATAGACACTACATACCCACTTGAAAGAGGCCAAACGTCTAAGGGTGGTCAGCATTGCATAGTAGGATGGCCGTCCTGTAATGCGCTGGGCCTTAACTTTTGGGTAGTTCTTTTGGTGTGGCTAGTGCTTAGTTAAAAGCATGTACAAGCAGTTGAAGCCTGACAGTGTACATGCCTATAGTTTTACTTAAGGTTAGAACTATGTCAATCTATTTCTTTGACATATCGTAAATAAACTTACCTGCTCGCTGAGCCTCTGTGATCTCAGTCATGCGCTTTTCGTACTCTTTAATAGACATCTTAGCTACCTGTGATTCACGAAGATAGGTAGATGAATCATTAGCGTTAGGAGTAGCGGCACGTTTAGTACGGACTGAAGACGCTGCACTTGCATCTGACCCCTTGCCACGCTTAGTGGTTACCCCTGTATCTGCTTTATAAAGGTCAATAACACGAGCTACAGATTTAGCATCCTCAGAGTTCTCGTACAGTGCGTCTTGTACCCACTTAGGTTGATCTTCAGCCCAGTCATGGAAAGAGTCGTCTGCACGGATAGCTTCGAAGTCAGGGTGCAGCTGCATAAGTTCAGCTTCTGCTCGCTCCCGCTTGGCGGTCAACCGCATAGCTTCGATCTCTTTAAGTCGCCCGTCTAAGTCGGAAGCCCGCTCACTTGCTTTCTTATCTGCAATAGCCTCAACAATACCAGCTACATCAGGGTACTTCTTAGCCCAAGCCTCAATGTCTTGATCTGACTTAGGTAGTACCAACTCTTTCTTGGCTGCAGAGCTAAGCTGACTCTCTAGCTTCTCAAACTTAATCTTCCACTCTTGCTCTTTGTCTTGCATATGACGACGAAGATCACCATAACGCTTCTTAAAGTTCTCTTCTTCTTTAGTGAGCTTTTCTGTGGGTTCATCCGATGACTCAGCTTCAGTAGCTTGAGGCTCTTCATAAGGCGTTGCCTCCACCTCTTCTTGCTCAGCTTCTTCAGGCGTATCGCCTACAAGGTTGTGCTGTTTAAGTAGCTCCTGTAGCTCTGCCTCGTCACGCTCAACTCTCTTAGCGTTGCGCTCGTGAGACATAGAGTCAGTCTTGATAAGTTGGGCTTCCGTCATGTTATATTCCTTATGTTGGGGCCAGCGTTATTGCTGGGTAGCCTTATAGTTATTAGGGGTAGTTAGTAGTAGTTGTTACTTATTCTTTTTCTTACTGCGGCGTTTGATAAGACCGCCTGTGTTAAGCATTGACCCGCCTGCGTCAGGATCAGCGTTTCCTTCGTGACCACTGCCTGCAGCAGCACTTGAGGCTGCGCCTGAGGAAGCGCCAGTTGGGCCTGCACTTACACCAGGTGCGTCACCAGGTGCGCTAGCTCCTGGGGCTGGGCCATCAACACCAGCTGCCTCATTGCCGCCTCGGCCTTCGTTACCACCTGTGTTTGTGCCACCTGTGTTTGTGCCACCTGTGTTTGTGCTACCTGTGTTTGTAGCGCCTCTACGTGCACCACCCCAGCTATCCTTAAAGCTTGGTCCTTGCAAGCCAACCTTACCATCGAAGCCGAGGAAGTCACCTAGTGCGGTATCACCAAAGCCTACTGTTCCATTCCCATCCGTGTCACCTAGACCACCATAAAGACTTTCTTCCCCACCAAAGAGACTGCCTCGTGGTTCAAAGTTATGCTCAATGCCTTCTTCAGTCATACGAGCAATAACGTCATTGTACATCGCAACAGTTTGAGTACTTGCAAGAGCACCAATAGGTGTACCTGTAATAGCTGAAACCGCATTGGCAATACCACTAATAGCATTCAACCCTCGTGCTGTAGCGGCTAGGTTATCACTTGAAATAGAATTTACATCAAAGCCACCATTGACATCAGAACTTGGATCAGTGGTAGTGCCATCGTCACGTCCTCCGCCATCAGGCTCTTCTCTACCAACATCTGTCTCAGTAGTCACTTCTACTTGGTCTGTGCTGTAGCCTGCTTCAATGAGTTCATCATAACGAGCCTGTTGAGAAGGTAGAATAATAGCTTCTACTTCACCGTTGGGTCCGTACAAGGTTACGACTTCTGTAGGCTCCTCTTGTGGGCTTAGTACGTCATCAACAAGGAAGCCAGGCGCAAAGCTTGAACCCATACCTCTAGTAAACTGCGCCGTATAAGGGTCCACATTAGAGGTGCTTACGTCCGCCCCTTCTGCGGCGTAAAGAACTTTATCTCCACTATTATAACCACCAGTATTGCCCATAGCAACAGGTGAAGGCTGCTGGTACATATTATTCGGGGTTTGTGGTACCATACCGCCAACAGCCATACCAAGCTCCTGTAGTACAGAAAGCTCTTCAGCGGTTAGTTCACCGTCAGCTTGGTTATCCATAGTTTGACTTACAGGCTCACCACCAATACGGCCATTAGCCTCCATAGCAGACAGACCGCCCTTAGCTTCAGCACGTAGGTCTTCAAAGAACTTCACACCAAAGAAGCGAACAACGTCAGCGGGTACAACATACTCACCTTCACTCAGCTGAGCAGGTACGTCATCACGTACTTCTTTAGCCATTGAGCCAGGAGGTACTTCGTTGCCGCTTACTGGGTCAACAGTCGCACCGTCATCAGCAATACCACCCTCTTCGAGTAGCATCTCCATCTGTTTAGATTCATTTGGTCCCATTAACTTCTTCCCTCAAGAGTTTAAGTCTTCGCATAGCGGCGATCTCGCCTTGCATTTTATATATAGATTCCACATCCTTGCTCTGTTCCATTCGGATGTGTGCGTTGTGTATCTTACTGTCTAGGTATTCTATAAAGGAGTCCCATAGTGGCTTATCATTAGCGAGCTTCTTGAGGGTACTAATATACATTATTCAGGCCTTTCTACTAATCCACCTTTGTTAAACCGTAGTTTAGTGGTAGTAGGGTCAACAGTCAAGTTTGAGATGTCTAGGAGTGTACCTTGTTTAGTCTCGTACTTCTTATCCATAACAGACCAATCTTCAGCACGATACTTAAGAGGCTTCTTACCAATCTTAATTTGATCCCCTAGTTCATCCTTGAGTTGCTTAAGTACCTTTTCGTAAGCAGCTACATATGTATTGTGGAAGGCGGAGCCTTTAGCTATCTTGGATGATACGTCTGCCTTATTAAAACGCTTCTCAGCTAGTTTCTCTACAGGAGGTAAAACAATCTCGTTGATACCTTTAGCTTTGGCGTCTGCAATAATAGCCTGAAGAGACATACGAATAGTATCTGTAATACGACTGACGGGTAGTTTCTTTCTGTCCACTGTTCTGTAGTACTTGTTAGCTAGGTTCTCCATATCCATATCTACCCTAGTACCTACATTTGATGCCAAGGCCTCTACAGCGTCTGTACCTTCGGTGAAAAGAAGATCAAGTTCGACTAAGTTCTTAAGAACCTTCCCTACACTACCTGTACCATCTATAGTTACTCTATCCGCAATCTTCATGTCTTCCGCAGCCGTGCTAAAGATTTTACGGCGATCCTCTATAGAAGCCTTACTCTTAAATGTAGGAATTACAGTGTCATAAACATAGCTTTTAAATGCACTAATGGCTGTAGAGATATCCTCACCCGTAAACTCTGCCTCATCAGTGAGTTCATCTATTGCAGTTTGATACTTCTTGGTAAACTCATCCTCAGCTTCTTTAGAGAACTTTGTGAAATCGTCCACTGCGTTTTGTAGTGGGTCAGACTGAAGCTCTTCAATTAGGAAGTAATTACCATCAGGGTTAGAACGCTCACTGTAACGAGTATGTGCCAGGCTAGACTCACCCATATGAGTAGTAAGCCCTAAACCCTCATCAGTCTCCAAGCTAACCTCATTGTAGGATAACTCTGCATCATCAAGATCACTCTGACGCTGGGATACCCTATACATACCGTCTTTACGTACAGCCTTAACGTCTAACGCCCCTAAGCTTTCCTTAGCGCCCTCAGCCGTGTAAGTCTCACTAGGTGAAAGACCTAAACCACGGAACTCCATCTCAGCTTTACTGACCTTGGGGGCACGTTTACGTACAAACGCTTCTACGTTCTCACCTCGTGTACCCTCTTTACCGATAGGAGCATTCTCAATAGCACTCTCTAGTGGGCTATAGAAGCGAGCCACTGTAGGATCATTAGGATCAGCTACGTCAGAGAGAACCTCATCAGTCTGCTTGAACATAGGGTTAAACTTAGGGTTATCTGTGATCCCTAGTGCAGCACTAAGCTCTTTAGCTAGAAGTCTAGAGATACCACTCATTAGCCTACATTCCCACTAAAGCCTGGCTCACCTGGCTGAGGTGCTGTACCTGTACCCATTTGCCCTCCACCAGAGCCTGTGGTGTCCTGTACATTAGCGCCTGCAGGAGCTTGACCTTCAGGAGCACCTTGTGGACCTGGCTGTTGTGGAGCAGCTTGTGGGTTAGCCTCTTGGAACTTCTTAAATAGCTCAGCTTGAATGGCGGCATCCTGCATAGAGTTAGTAACCTTGTCGGGGTCAAGGTCCATGCTCTTAGCGATCTCACGGATAACGTAATCCATCTTAGCGAAGGGTGCCAGCATGGGGTTAGATGCAACTTGCAAGAACTGCATAAGGCGCTGGGAGCGAACCTCGTTAGACATCAAGCTCTCTGTACCAGAAGCCTTAACTTCCAAGTCACCCTTGATAGTCTCATCAAAGTCAAACTGCATGTTGAACGAGAAGAAAGCCTTACCTAGAGGGCCAAGCAGATAGTCATCTACGTTCTTAACGACACTACGGATAGAACCGTTAGCAGCTGACATAAGCATAGAGATACCTGAAGCAGTACGTCCTACACCTGCAACACCCGTCTGACCGTGAGCAAAGCTGGGGAAGCCTGTAGACTCATCAGCAAGTACACGAGCCTTATCAAAGAGCTGCATGTTCTCTTGTGCTACGTTAGGGAACTTAGTACCAAAGATAGCTTGACCTGGAGCACCGCCCTGGCGGCGGAATACTTTACCTGGGTACACAGACATGTCCTGTCCAGGAACCAAGTTAGTCTCGTCTACCTCTATGATAAGGTTGCCAGACAAAGCAGCGTTGTCAATAGCCATACGCATAAAGCCATTCATCAACGTCTGTGTATCGTCCATGTTCTCAGCGATACCTACACCAAAGAAGCTGTAAGGGTTGTGCTCATAAGGAGTAGCGTAGTAAGGGATACGTGCAGGCTTGAATGGATTCAGTACCATACGAAGTACTTCACCGTTACACGTCCAAATGTTACAGCTTACCTCAACTAAGTCACGGAACTCTTTAGGTATCTTAACGCCGTTCTCTTCTAGGATGTCTGTATCAACAAAACCCCAGAACTCAAGCACCTCCCAGCGCTCTGACTCAGAGAGTACATCGTCGTCTTCCATCTTCATTTCCCAGTGCTTGCGCACATAGTCAGAACCTTGTGATACGGCATTCTCAATAGCCTCATCACGGAAGTAAGGACGACCCTTAAGAGCACGGAGTTGATTGCGTGACATCTTGTGACGTTCAACTACATACTCAGCATCATCCATAGACGTAGCTTCTGGGTCAGGGAAGAAATCCCACACCGAAACGTGATTACACTCAGGCACTGTCTTGATTAGAGGGTCATACACCCCTTCCTCATTCCAGTTGGGATATTCTTTATCTACAGCGAATGGACCCTTCATTACACCTGTGCCAAGAAGAGCCATCTCGAAAGCCATAGAGCGCAGGTGCTTTGATGCACCGCTCTCGTTAAGCTGATCGTGAATCTTCTTCTCCATCTTCTTAGCTGCAATCATAGCAGGATGGAAAGATACTGTAGTTGGTGTAGTACCGTCCCCTTCGATGATCTTATCGCTAACTGCAGACAGTTTACCTTTAAGCCCTGAGAGGCGCTCCTGGAGGTCAATGATGGTCTCTCCAGGGCGTAACTTACCGTCGTCACCTAATAGCGCTGTAGGGGCCGCTGTAGCCTCTGTGACAGCCTTTCCTGCTTCACCTACATTAGATGCGTTAGGATCGACATTAATGTGTACTGCCTCAGCTACACCATCAGGCAAGACGGTAGGGTCTACAGCAAGAGGGAACTTGTTGTTACCAAAGAGTACATCTACGATCTGACCATATGCAGCAAGGGTCTTAGTCTTGGTTACCTTAACAAACACACGAGACTTCTCTGTGTCAGTAAACTGTACATCTGGGCCATACAAACCACGGTAGTTACGGTAGGCTCGCAGCCAGCGCTCCTCATCAGCTTGACGAGCATCTTCTGCACGACCAAAGCGCTCCTTAACGAAGCTAACTACGCTATTGACTGATTCGAACAGCTTTTCACTACCGTCCTCAGCAGCTACTACTTCATCTGTATCGAAGTTAAGATCGTCAATGTTTGCCATATTTTAGTATCCAAAAGTTGTGTCTGAAGCTTGGAATCCAGAGCGTTGGTTTTTAGCAGGGTCGTAGTCCCAGATCGAACTTCTTGGGCGTGTCATAATACCATAACGTAGAGCGTCATACAAGTGATCCTCAGCGTTGGTATCTACGTCCTCAGGGTTTCTTTTATCTAGAGGTATAGAGGGAAGTTGTGCGATTGTATTGGTGCAAGTAGAGAAGAACACAAGTCTTGGCGCTTCTGTATATTCATCTACTTGCAAGCGGCGGTGTATCTCATTCTTCCCTGATACACGTGACCCCCGTGAGCGATCAGAAGGTCTCCAGCGACAACCCTTCATGTTCATCTGCTCAGCCAAGGACGGGCCAGTATCACCTCTGTTATGCCAGAGAGAAGAGTCTAACACCCCGTATCTGATTGTACCGTCACCAGCTTCCGCCTCTAGTATCATATCAGCTAGATCAGAAGCTGTAACCTTGGAGCAGTATAGCTCTCTATATACAACCAGTTGTTCTGATGGGGATACAGCAAACCATACAACCCCCGTAAATGAGCCGTAACCGTAGTCACAAGCTCTAAACTTAGTCCACGAAGCTGGTATATCGTAAGGCTCAACTACGTGTATTGCCCTGTTAAACTCAGGGAAAGCTGCCCCTTCGTTGATGTCCCAGTTACCCTCAAGCAGTTGCTTACGTTGGTGCTCAGGCAAAGACAGAAGCATCGCTTCATAGTCGCCACTCTCAGCAAGGTGAGGGTTGTCAAACAAGCTAGCAGGGATAAACCTACGGCGGAAGAGAGGCTCTCCTGCTCTGCTGTGACCTGCAGGGTACTTAAGCGTCTCACCTGTCTCAATGTCTGTAGCCCAAAAGGGAGAGTTAGCAGGCGCTGGGTCAATGAACATTTTCTTAACCCAAGAGTGACCAGGACCGCCAGGGTTAGTCGTAGCTCTCATGTACAAACCTAGTTCCTTAGAACTACTCCGTAGACGAGAACGCATATAGTTCCAACCAAAAGGAGTTTGCCACTGGGTAAGCTCGTCAAAAGCTACATAGTTAAAAGCCTGACCTTGATAACGCATAACGTCAGTGTCTTTGTCGAGGTAGGACATCCATAGTCGTCCGCCTCTAGGTGTAGTCCACTGTGACTTACGCTCAGACCACTTAATACCTGGTATAGCTTTAGGGTACAAATCCTGACTCTTCTGAATCAGTTCACGAAGCTCTTCTGTTGTGTGACGCACAAGTAGACCACTAAAGTCTGGACTGTTCATGTCACGTAGAGGGTCAGCTAGAGTAGCGTAACTTTTACCGCCACCAGCTGCACCGCCATATAGTACTTCACGCTCACTAGAAGCTAGATATTGTGTCTGAGGTCCAGGGTTAGGCTGGAAGATTACGTTCTGAGCAGCTACTGGATCAAACTCTGCAGGCTTAACTTGCGCTGGGACTGTCTGTGGTTCCGCTGTCTTCGTCGTCGTCTTCGTAGGTGTAGTAGCCGAGTCTTTCCGTTTCGAGGATTTCGTACTGCCTGAGCGCTTTTTCGAGCCGCTGGGCAAGCTTGCGTTTAATTGCAGCAAGTGATCTACGTTTTCTTTCGACATCTATACGTTTTCTCAACCCCATGTGAGATATGTACCTACCTGACTGTGTAGATAACCAGGCACTCACTTCTCTGTAACTATACTGCTTTAGGTGCTTCTTTGCAAGCTCTAATAGTTCTAGCTCTTTAGAGATGGGTCGTAGCCAGTCTTCGTCGTCAGGGTCTATCTCATAGCCGAAAGGTACTTGGCGAGTCAGTCGTGGGATTCTCTCCCATCTCTTTACTTTAAAGTCAGGCTTAGGCAACATCCAGTAGCCTATGCTCTCACGATCTTTTGTATTAGTTATCCGTATCATCTTGCTCTTTAGGCGGCAGAATAAACAAGCCACCAGACG